GTAACCCCTACCCTTTTCACTTTAGATTAAGCCATAAACGGTCCCCAAAAGACTATTGTGCTTCGGCTTAGTCTTTTGTACCAGACCTTTGTGTCTTATTGTACTAGAATTGTATTGGAGCGTACTCGATTTATCTTTTTGCAGTTCCACTTAGTTTCACAACCAAGTTTCTTATTTCGTTTATGTTATATAGTATTTAAAAATATAATAAAAATTTAAAAATTTAAAATCATAGATAAAAATTTTAAAATACAAATCATAAATAAAAACCCCTGGAAATTTTGACAGCTAACTTGAGAATCTATGAGATGCTAGTGTAGCTGTAGAGAGAGTAGCGTGATGCGCTCTCTGCAGTTACACAATTGTCGTAGAACAGTGAGTCGTGAGAATTTATTCTTACAAGTACTTGCTTAGTATTTTAACTCTCAAAAGGAGTAGGCTCTAGGACCTCCCAAAAGGAGCATACCGGTCTCTTAGTTTTTAGTTCTCATTTTAGTCTTGTTTTAATTATCTCGGGGCGTAAAGAATATACGTCGTTATTCAGCGGAGCGGCTACCGTTAAGGTCGTTAGTGTTTCCCTCTTGACTACGTGTTTCTAAACACGGAAACAAGAGGGTAGTTTGGCACTTTATATAAAAGTACCTTAGTTTGGCTATAGTTTAACAGAGCTATAGACCGTTGTGAAGCCAAATTCTCGTCAACACGGGATTTATCAGGTATCTCGGCTTGGTAATGGTGTTGAAGGTCTGTCTAGGGGTTTTTAAAATTTTGCATGATGGTGACAATGAAAGAAACACACGAATATGCAAAGATGTTGAATAAAAACAGCGAAGATGGAATGTTATTAACTTTTGTGCGAGTGCAACAATTAGTGCAGGAGTTTGATAAAGATCCATCATTTACAAAACATTTAGAGAAATTAGCTCTAGATATTATTGATATTATGCCTCAAGGAGCGGCTATCTCTTTCCAACACAATCATGTGGTGGAACATAGATTACCCGCTTTTAAGGAAATTTATGATAAGATTACTGGTTCTTTGAAAAACTTTGTGGAAAGTTTCAAGGAATGGTTTGAAGGAATAGGTCTCTCCCTTTCAGGAGATACTTTCAGAAATATGTTGACGTTCGGAACATTAGCTCTGTTTTATGGTTTGACTAGAAATAAAGTTATCGGTTCCGTATTGTTACTTTATGCAGCGTGGCAAGTTTGGACTAATTCTGATTCTATTAGAGAATCATGGTTCAGTGTTATGCGAAAAATTTCTAATTGCTTCTCTCAGATACCTGAGGAAGCTATACACCCTCAATCTGACGTAGCCGAAGATGTTATCTCAGCTATAACTGAAGTGTTTTCTATCTGCATTTCTGCTTGTGTGGGTTATCAACCAACACATGGATTTGTTAAAACTATAACCTCTTATCTCAGAATGACCAAAAATCCTCGAGGTCATATTGCTGACGTTTTTAGGAATATTAGTCAGTTTTTGTCTGGAGTTTTTGCAGCTATGAATCTTGAAGATCTTGCTGCTTATTTTGATATTAAAGGAGTTCAGAAAGAAGAAGTCAAAGTCCTCCTTGAAAAGATTGATAATTTTATTATATCTACAGATAATGGTAATATATTCTTTGAAGTTAATATTTCTGAGATGTTACACCATTTGAAAAATGATATTGATTCTACTTTATCTAGGCTAGAGAAGGAAAGTCCTAATGATCATAAGATTTTGTCTAGATCAAAGGAAATTTTACTCACCTATGAAAGGAAGAATCAGACTAGAATTCAATCTCTCTCAGGAGCTCGTATTGAACCTGCTTCAGTTTTAATTCGTGGAAAACCAGGAGTGGCTAAGACAGTATTAGCTGATAGATTAACTTATGCTATTACTAAGCTTACCATCCCACCAGTTTGGAAGGAAGACTTTGAGAAAGATCCTGTTAGATTTAGATTCCCAATGCCTACCGATAAATTTTATGACGGTTATGATTATATGCGTTGGGTTATCTCATGGGATGATATTTATCAAAGAAGAGAGGTTTCCGGTGATGATAGTACAGCAGATTCTCTGCGTACTATCAAGGTTATTAATGGAGAACCTTTCATGTTACCTTTTTCTGAATCCTCTAAGAAGAACTCTATGTTTATGAGATCTCCTTTCGTAGTTGGTACTACCAATTGGATTGGAGAATTTCAGGATATGGCAGTGCGTGATGCGTCCGCTGTTGCACGAAGATGGCACATAGATGTATTGACTCGCGTAAACGCAAAGTACCTTGGTGAAGATGGAAAAGTAGATACCACTACTCTAGCCAGATCTATGGTGTACGTTTACGACGATAGGAAGGATCTAGATTTTGACACTTGTCACGGATTTGAGAGCACTTCATTCCCAGATGATTTTTGGGTTATGGAAGTAAGTACTTGGGTAAGTAACGAGCGAAAGAATCTAGGTGTGATGGATATAGATGGAGTGCTTGACCTTCTTTTAGAACGCTATAAGACCAATGTCAGAATCTATTATGCTAATAAAGTGGCTAATAAATCTTTTGCTGACAAGTTTAAAGACAGGTCAGTTAATGATATGTCCCTTTGGTCTACTGTTCCTCCAAAGAATTTACAGATTACTCCTGATTTTAGGAGAGATCTCAATGAAGAGCAGTTTCTGTTATATAAGAGATACTGTAAATGGAAGGATATACCTATGGGTAGTGATCTTGAAAGGGAAGATGGAATGTTTATTATCAAAGATTACAACGGAGAAAACATACCTTTAGTTCAGGCTTTATTGATTGAGAAATCAAGAGATAAGATTTACGAATATGTACAAATGGAAATTGTACCTCAAGGTGCAGCTCCATCTAAAGCTATGCCTGGATCTTATCCAGATTCTCCAGTTGTCTTTAACGATGAAGTTCCTTCTTACGCTCAGGAATTGATAGAATGTAAGATACCCTGTCCTTATACCTGGACTCCTAAGCTCTACTGTGAAAACGCTGAAAGCTTAAATGAGTTTGCTAGATACTGGAATAAGAAGTATAAGAAATCTGATCAATTGAAAATAAGTTATTATTTTGAATTCACAGAAGATATGCTACCTACAATGGATGAGTTTTATATGGTTGAATCCTATAAACTCATGACTCTCTTAGGTCTAGACCACCAGCTATTTGAAGAATTAATTGATAATGTAACCAGGATATTGGCTTATTATCCGACTAATGGATTATTAGCTCTCGGTCCTACATACCACAGAGAAATTGCTGTCTCGATAATCAAGAATATTTTTGATGATGAATATGTAAGAACAGCTTTCTTTCCTGATGGACCTGGAACCGCATTGGAGTGGTTCAATGTTGTCGAGATTTATTTAGCTTGGGCTGGAGCAAACAGATTTGAAGTATTGACTCAGAAATACTTCTTTGTTCCAACTGTGTGGAATAAAGCTATTAGGAACCTTAAGAGAAAAGTTATAAGTTTACAAGGTTTCTTTAAACGTAGTAATATGTTAGGGAAAATTGTTGTAGGCTTAGGTGCTATTTCTATTGTTGGTTTTCTTATAGTAGGCATAACTGAAGCGGTCAAGCGTCTCTATGATTGTATTGAGGACTGGTTCTCAGCTTCTGTGAAAGCAGAAACCCAGTCTGCCCACGTAAGAACTGATGCTACATCAAGGGGCCCTAGAACGGTTGTTAAGCTCAAGCAAACAGCCAAACTTATGAAACCTGATGAGATTAGAGCTCAAGGTCCAAGGAAGTTTACTGTTCCGATTTTACCTCCCGTAGATATGGATTATTATGCAGCAGATATGAATGAAAAAGACGTTATGAAAGTTACAATGAACAAGTATGTTTATACTTTGTACAGATTGGACTATAATAATGCAGGTACAAAATTTGAAACCACTAAATATGGTCAAGTTTTGCACCTCAAGTCTCGAATATTTTCAATGAATGCTCATTTCCAGATTCAACTTGATGAGTATTATAAGGAGAGTATGCGTAAGAATAATGAGGTGAACAGTCTTATCTTGCTAGTTTCTTCTGATAATAGCAGAGTCTATCAGTTCGATATAGGACTCTTTTTGATGGGAATTTTTACTAATGAGAATTTATTTAACAATGATATCGTTTTATTTATTAATACAAATGTTCCTTTAACGAGTGCAGGGGCCTATAGGTTCTTGCCCACGCTGAATGATCTGTCGAAAATGCAGAGAGCAAGGAATATTAAAAGTACATTTATTACAACTCATCTTGATAAATTTTCTGATTCTGGAAATGCTCCCACAAAAGTTATGATCGTTCAGAAAATAGACGCTCAAGTCCTTACCGAGGGTACACCAAAGATTGCAGTGAACTGGTCCTCTGAATATAGACATTATACGGTAAATAGAATGTTAAAGTATAGTGGCAGTTTTCAAGATGGAGACTGTGGAGGAATAGTTTTTGCGGACACGAATGACTATGGTCCTCGAAGGATAATAGGATTTCACTGTGCTGGAAACAGTAGTGAAGGCTATGCAGTCACCCTTCTCCAAGAAGAGGTTGATGATGTTTTAACCATTCTTGGTGAAAATGAACCTGTTTTCCAAGATGAAACTATAGCTAAAGCAAAAGATATCGATCCTATTGTCGTTCAGTCCGGACATGTAGTTAGTCAAATTGTGGAACAAGCTCCTACAGCATCTTACAAAATTGACATAACTCTCTCTGCTATTTCTAGATATCTTAAAAACGTACCGTGCGCTTTTTCGAGACCAAAAATGATGCCAGCGAAGATAGCTCCTTTCGAAAATAGCAAAGGCTATTTCGATCCTTATCAAATGGCTCTCTCTCATTATAAGAGAAGCATTATTGGTATTCCGGAACATCTTTTGCGGCAAGCTTCGGCAAATTACGTGAAGGAGTGGAACTCAAGGCCTTATCACTTACGTGAAAAAGGGGTTTTACCTTGGAAAGTTGCTATTGAACCATTTTACAATTGTAGTGGTATAGCTTCTTCTACTTCAGCTGGATACCCTATGTGCATGTCTAATTGTCCTAATTATAAGAAAGCTTATTTTTCAGCCAAAATGATGGAAGGAATAGATAGCAAGGAGTTTGAAAGTGTTTCTGAAAATATAGGTGAAGCAATTGAAGAGTTACTAGCCATGTATAGAAAAAGGCATAGACCTACTTTCTTTTACGTGGATAATCTCAAGTGTGAAAGAAGACCCAAAAAGAAAGCGGAAGAAGGAAAGACACGCTTGTTTTCAGGTAGTCCTTTCCTTTTACTTATTTTATTCCGTATGTATTTCGGACACTTTGTAGACTGGTTTATGGAACATAACTTAAACCTGGGTTCAGCTGTTGGTATAAATCCTTATTCAAAAGATTGGGATAGATTAGCTCGCAGACTTTTGCGACTATCTGCCGGTAGACTGAAACATATTGTAGCAGGAGATTTTTCAAAATTCGATGCTTCTTTGTTACCCGCGATTTTGAATATCATTTTGGAAATGATTAATACCTGGTACGATGGTACAGAAGAAGAAACTAACATCAGAAAGATGTTGTGGGCAGAGGTAGTCAATTCTAGACACTTATACAAAAACTATGTCTATGAGTGGGATTGCTCGATCCCATCAGGTTTTTATCTTACTATTATCGTAAATACCATTTATAACAACATTGCTATTAGAATGTGTTGGATTATACTGGGAAATGATATTGCTGATTTTAAAGATAATGTAGATGTTGTTGCCGGTGGTGACGACAACTGTATTTCTGTAAGTAAGTATTATCCTAATTTTAATCAGTTAACTATTTCTGAGGCGATGGATAGAATAGGTCTGACCTATACTACAGAAAGTAAAGCTTTAGCAAGTGAACCATATAGATCTATTGATGAGATAGAATTCTATAAACGAGGTTTTGTTAAAGATGCTATTCGTAATAGGTGGGTTGGACCTTTAAGGTACGCTGATATGATGGAGATGATTCATTGGACTAAGAAGAATCACTCTGACACCATTACTGTTGACAATATTGGGGTAGTTTACCGTGAGCTCTCACTTCATCCTCGTGAAGTTTTTGAGAGAGATACCCGAATATTGCTAGAAGCAATGCATGAGGTATATCCAGGCAGAAGTCCTGCTGAAGCAGTGTGGTCTCAAAATTATGATACCATGAGAGATTACACTCTTCAGTATGATGCACAGCTGTGACTAGATCACGGCACCGGCAGGAGTGCCGCCGCAAGGGAAAACCCCGACTCCCATTTGTGGGAGGGACGTGAACCATCTAGTTCACCGGTTAAAGTTGTCAGACCACAATCTGGCAGCAAAAACTTTATACCCGAATTGTCTCGCTCAGGATATGAAGACTCTTTTAGAGGCGTTCTAGAGGTGTTGACTGCTCCTTTAGTCCTAAAAATTGTTCAAGATAAAGAATTAAATACAAAAACTGATATGGAAGGTTTGGTTTCATCATCAGTAAAACAAAAATCAACACCCGTAAATCTTTCTGGTGGCTCCAGTGGCACATCGAGCGGAGTTCCAGAAGATCCGAGTGTTTATACCAAAACCGACGGGGGGCAGGATAGCGCCACCACTAAATTTGTAGACGATGCGAACGTAGTTAGAAGAGATGAGTTAATGATTTCTCATATACCCAGAGCTTTTCAAAACTTAAACGATACTCAAACAGTTGAGCAATCTATTCGTTCGTTTCTATCAAGACCAATTATTTTGGCTCAGGGAACATTTTCCACTACTGATACTTATAGTTTCCTTAACAGCTATGTTATGCCTTATGCGGCGTTTTCCTCATCTGAGGGAGCAATGTGGACTAACAAGTTGTCAGGTTTCTTTGGATTTAGTTTCGACATGCGGTTTCGCATTGTTGTCAACGGAAATAAGTTTCAGCAGGGTAGATATTGTGTTGGCTGGGTTCCACTTGGAGCTCCTGAGTATGTTGATTCCGTTAAACATGCTCTTATTAATAATATGTACAGCGCAACTTTAGTACAGAGAACTACTATACCCCATGTAGAAATAGATCTCAATACTGAAACCTCAGCCGAATTATTGGTTCCTTATGCATCGAATAAACCTTTTATTACCCTTACTTCGATGCTTCAAGCTACTTTCCAGTTAGGATACATTAACGTATACCCCTACTCTCCTCTTGTTAGTCCGGCAGGATCTACAGTTTCTACTTACACATTGTACGTTTCTCTTGAGAACGTACAATTGTTTGGAGCTGCTGTACCTCAATCTGGTCACAGGAAGATGGAAATAGCTCAGAAGGACGCAGGACCTATTTCAGGTGTTGCTAGATCCTTCGCAAAAGGTTTTAAAGAGTTTAGAAATATACCACTTTTATCTACTTATGCGCAAGGAGCAGAGTGGATATCTGATAGAATCGCAAATGTTGCCAGCATTTTCGGTTTCTCCAAACCTACAGCTGGAGATAATAGTTCTAAACTACAATTTGTGAATAATCCCAACCACTCTACAGTGGATGGGGATTCAGACAGCCGATCTCTCGGTTTCGTTGTTAAGCCATCTACGGTAATTTTACCAGGTATGGCTGGAACCGAATATGATGAAATGGACTTTAGCTATGTTGGCAGGAAGTACGCTTATTTTATGCAGCAAACATGGGCCACCACGGACGTAGTGGGTCAGTTAGCGGCTATAGATGTTACACCAA